GCCAGTTGCAGGTATTGCTGCGCTCCAGCAGAGTCGTCACTTCGATACCCAGCTCTTGTTGCGCCAGCACCAGTTTTTGGCTGAGATTGATGTTCTCCGTTTGCGCCGTTGCCAGCACAAAGGAATCCTGAATTGTCAGATCCTGGATCGTTGATATTCCATCCGTGAATAACGCCATCGCCCTGGCCTACTCTTTGCCCGGCTGTGCGCCGCCTCTCAGCTTGCGCAGCTCATTGGGCGAGATGACGGTGAATTGCATCCGCGACGCCGCCGCGAGCTGATCCGCTTGCCGCTTCGCTTCCACCTTCTGCTCCTGGAACTCGCGTGCTTCATCGGCCGTCGCCAGGCGCGCGGCGCCTTCCACCATCATCCTGGCCGCAATCCGGCGCGGGACCTCGGTGCGCACTCCTTCCCGTCCGCCATCCGGAGTCTCAAGGCTTACCAGCACGGCCGACGGATCTTTTAGACTGTCCTCCATCGCCCGAATCTTTCTGAAATAAACTTGTAGGTCCATTGGTTGTCTCTCGTGGGGCTGGGCATACCCAGCCCCCTTTTTCTTGTTGTACGCCTGAGTACAGCGCCGCTTGCGCCGGCTAACAATTCACCTGGACGCCGAAATTGTTGCGAATCACCGCGCAACCGTACAGCACGTCCACGGTGAATTGCTGAGCCAATGTGTTGGGCTGGTAGCTCATCACCACGCGCATGCCGAAGTTACCCATCTCCGCGTAGTGCGCCACTGCGCCAGTACCGTATAGCGGCTGCGGCAGTCTGCGGATCACCAGGCCGATCGCCGGTTTGGTGAAGGCCAGGTTGTGCGTCGTGATGGGCGCACTGCCGGTGTACGCGATGAACTGCGATCGCATCACGAAAAAGTCCTTGATCTTCCCCACCGTGCCGTCGATCAAAGCCCGCAGCCCCGCCTCGCCGGCGGTCTGGAATTCGCTGAAGCGTTCGATCTGCCGCAATGCGGAATATGTCGCGGCGTCCACCACCAGGAATTTCGGCTCGGACGATGGAACCATCGCCGTAAACAGTTCGCTTTCCGCCTGATCGATCACCGCTTCCACCAGCGGCGTCCCCGGCGTGCCCACCGGCGTGTTCGCCGTAAACCCCGCAAACAGGTTCAGCAGGCTTGTCTCGATGCTCTGGGCGATCGCCACCACGGCCGGTTGCATATAGACCTGCAGTAAGTCTGGAACCGCCAGTACCTTGGTCACATCCGGAATCTGGAAGGTCGCTTCGGCGTGTGTGTTCAGCACAATCTGCGCATTTCCCAGGTTCGGGTTCTGCGGTTGCACTGTTCCGCCCTCTGCGATGTTGTTGGCTACCAGCACCGGAGGAATCGGGATGTTCACCGTATCCCCCGCCTGCGCCAATACGGGTTCATAGTCTCGGTTGACCAGGTTACCCATGACTAGGTTCCCGACCAAGGCGGGCAGAGCGTCTGCCGCCACCAGCTTTACGATCGCGCTGGCCACATTAGCTGATGTAATTATTGCCATTCATTCTCCTAAGTTGACTAGGCCCTTCTGCCTGTCTCTATTGAAATTCAGGCATTCCTGCCTGTCTTGCCTATATGCCGCGCAGGCTCTGCGAAGCAACGCGCAGAATTTCCTTCCGCACTTTTTCCGTCTGTTCGGAACTCATTCCCGGCCGGATGTTCTCTATGTCCACACTTTCAGTGTTTTCCCGCGGCGCCTTGTGCGCGCCGGTGATCCCGGAGCCACCGGGTATCCTGGCCGGTAGAAACTCCGGATTTTCGCTTACGAAGTTGCTCAAGTATTCTTTGAGAGGCACTTCGCCGTCGTCGCTGTGCGCCAGCAGCCGGCCGTCCTCCGTGCGGAATACGCCCTCGTGTACCGCCCGGTATGCCAGGTCGACCTTCGCAACCCCCAGCCGTTGCAGTTCCGCCCGGATGGACGCGCCCCTCTCCGCCTGCTCCGCCGCCTGCCGGCTGCGCTTGCTCTCTTCTTCCACTTCGCTCAGCCGCCGCTCCAATTGCTCGCGGCGCCGGCGTTCCTCCACGAGCTCCGTCTTGTAGGCCGGCTCGCTTTTGACCTGCTGCTCCTGCAGAAACTCTTGAATTGCCTGCTTCACAATCGCTTGTACGTCTGTCTCTTCCATAACCCCTCGTTAGCTCTGTGCCTCAATCTCCTGCGCAATCTGAGTCTTGATCTCCTGCCGCACATCCGATAGAAACTTGAACGCCAGTTTCTTGAAGACCTGCTTCTTCAGCGTTTCCGACTCGATCCCCATAGTGAGCAGCTTCCGGGCATCGTCTAATTCATTGCTGAAATCGGCGATATCGAACTCGTCCAACCCGGAGACGTCGATCGAAATGTTGTCTTGGCGCGCCGCCGCGATGGCCCGCAGAACCTGCTTCATGGTCTCCTTCACCGCGTCGCCGTAGGCCCGCAACACCTCCTGCGTGATGCTAAAGTCCCTCTGCTTGCTGACCCCCGATTGGTGCTGGCTCGATGCGTCCGACCCGGCCGCGTGCGTAATCAGATAGCTCACGCGATAAATTTCGTCTTTGAGTTGGACTAGATTGTCGGCGGCGATTTGGTAAACTTTGCCTTCCGGCTCGGTCCATCCGAAGCGGTCCCCGGGAGCCAGTTGGATGAAGTAGGAGTCGCCCACGATCTGGTTCCATTCACGGTCCGAGTAGATCACCGGAGAGGCGAACAAACCCATCGTCAGCGCCCAGGCAAGTGCGTTCGACTTGTTGAAGTGCTCCAGTTGCAGCAGGGCCGCTTTGTTCATTAACCAGAGTCCTTCCGTGACCCGCAACGGAAAGATCGGCACCCGGTTCTGACCCGCCAACCCGTGCAGTCCTTCGTCCACCAGCCGTATCTCTTTGTTTTTCAGTTGCTGGTAGACTTGGTAATTCTGGCGGTCGTAGTAGATCCAGCGGGTCTCCCGGACCCACTCGCTCTCAGTGACCTGGGACTTGCGCAGCGATGAGGTCCGGATCACCGCCCAGTCCAGCCCGCCGCGGTCGTCGTAGCTCCAGTTGATCAGTTCCTCCGGCGAGTAATCCACCAGATACGCCCGCGAACGCCCCACGGCGTCCTCTTCCGCGCGGTTGCTGACCGACACCGGCGCGCGCGGAAAATCAACGACGATATAACTCCGGCCCTGCACCAGGGTTTGCACAATCCTCTGGCGGAAGAACTCGGCCATGGAAGTGCCCTTCAGGTCGCAATCCTCCGCAAAGACGTTGTAGAAGCCCTTTGCCGCGTCGTCGCTGCCGTCGAAGACTAATGCCGCCTCGCGCCGCATCAGCGTCGCCGCGTACCAGTCGATGATCGAGCCGATATAGTTTTCGTAAAACACCCGGCTCAGCCGCTCGGCATAGATATCGCTGGGCTCCTTGTGCCGCCTTACCAGATACTCGAAGGCGTTTTCCCGCATCTGCTCGCCGCCGGCGTAAAGGTCCCTGTACTTTTTCCACATGGCCTTCTTGGCGGCGTACTCGGGATGCTCTCGGTCGATATTTACCATCTGGTCCTCAAATCAGCCGCTCCCGATGTTCGCCGAGCGCCGGTTGCGGTCTGCATTCCTGCCACAACAGGTAGCCCAGCGCGTCCGAAAGGTGCGTCCGGTGACGATCCTTTTCCTTGTCGATGGCGTTGCTGTCCGCCTTGTACGACACCTGCTCGAAGTCCTTGATCAACTCCTTGCACTTAGGGTCCACCAACAGCCGTATCTCGCCGTCGGCCGAGCGTAGCTTCGCGTTAGTCAGCGTGATCCGTTCGCGCACGCTCGGATTGGCTTTCGGTACCTTATACGCCAACCTTGCGCCGTAGTTTATCCGAAAGTACTCTCGCACGATCTGGTAATCCGAGGCGCCCGTGGTATGCTGGCTGTTCCCCGATGCGTCGCCGTATACCACAACCCCGCTTCCGTGGTTGGGAAATCTCTTTTCAAACTCCTCGCAAGCTTCGTGCGTGCTGGCATGCCGCAGCGCTAGCTCGTCCAGCACGAATACCGTCCGCCCCTCGATTTGCGCCACTACCGACGACATCGGGTCCACGTTGAAATCCAACGCCCACAGCAGCGGGCAATTCGGGTTTACATGCAGACTCTTGATATGCTCGCGGCGATTGAAGCTGCTATACACCAGCCCGCCCTGCATGCTCACGTACCGCCCCAGCGCTTCTTGTTGATAAAAGGTCTCATCGTAGCTGCTCCTCAGCCGTTCGTAGAAGTCCGGAACCTTATCGAGCACGTACCGGTTCTCAAGGGGCTCCGCGACGATCGCGCTGTATCCCGCAACCGGATCCGCGATGAACTTCCGATAGACCCAGTCGTAGCCTTTCGGCGTCCACGCGGCAAAGCCGCAGAGTCTTTCGGCTTGCGGGTCGCGCAGCCGTCCCTCCAGCCTTAGCCAGGCGCCCTCCGGCGAATATGTCAGCTCATCGAGTCCGAACCAGGCCAGGTTAGTGCCGCGCAGCCGCTCAAAATCGTCCACCGGCCGGAATATGATGCGCGACCCACTGTCTTTCATCGTCAGCATGTTCTCGGCCTTGTTGTAAATGTACGGAATATCCTGATTGTCCAAAATGGCTAGGAATGTCGTTTGCGTGGCATCCCGTAACATCGGGTAAGTCGGCGCCCCGATCAGGCCCAGCCGCCCCTTGTTGTAAACGGTAAGCCTGATCGCCTCCTGGCAAAGGGCCTGGCTTTTGCCCGAAGCGATAGGTCCTGAAAAACCCTTGAATCTCGAGGCGCAGTCGTGAAAGGCCTTTTGTGAAGGAAGCTGGACATAGCCTATGCCTTGGTCGACGATCCCGTCTCGTCCGGTTCTACCCATCGCACCCTGACTTCGCGTGGCTCGTCTGCATCCAGTTCCTTCTCGATCTGCAATAATCGCACCAGGTCCGCCAGTGTCGGCTTCATCTCGCCCGTTCCCAGCTTCGCCTCGATGCTCTCGATTGCTTTCCTGACGATCCGCGCTCTGTTCTGCTGTTGTTCTGTCATCCGCAAACTTTATTCCCGATTTGAGACTACCATTCGTAATCTCGCGCCCCGCTCGCGGCTTTGGGCTAAGTAACAGATTTTGAACGCGCAGATTATATTTCTCGACGTGTGACTGAAAAAGGTTTCATCAGTTTCGCGGCGGGCAACAGCCGAAAAAGCAGAGCAGAGCCGACCGCCGCGAAAGTGATGAAACCGTGCAGTGAACTAAAGCGCAGACTGAGGCCGGGTCTTTAA